GTTTCTTAGTTTAGTTTCTGCATTTAATTTGTCAGCTTGAAATTTTATTAAATCATTTTCTAACTTTAGCTTTTCTTTAAGTTGAATATTTGATAATTTAATAGCGTTTTCAGTTGCTTTTATTTCGGCGGTATTCGATAATTTAGAATTTTTTTTGATATTGTCAGCGTTCAACTTAGCACTTTCTCTAAGTTCATTATTAAGTGCATTTACTTGAATTTCGGCATTTTTCGCACTTGCAATAACATACCCGTAAATATCTTTTTCCGATATGTCGGACTTTTTAATTATTTCGCTCATAATCTTTTATTAATGAAAAATATTCTGTTACTGTTATGCTTTTGCTATCAATTTTAAAACCTTGCATTTTTGAAAGTGCGTTCAAAATAGTTTGACTTGAAACTCCATCTAGCATTTTGCTTTCTAATTCTTTTAATTCAACTTCAAATAATTCTATAAATGTGAAATTTTGTTTATTTCCACTCAAAATATAATCAATCCTACAATTTGCTATCTGCACTTGAATTTTTAAATAACGTGTGTAAAATGGGTTTAAACCATGGTTTTTGATGTAAGTATCATAAATCAACTCCCAATTTATTACGTCATTTTCTGTTAAAATATCGTTTTTAACCTCGATTCTAGCGTATTGAAATTGTCCGTCAATACACTTTGACCAATTAAAAAGTATCATGTCGTCAATCGATTTGAAGTACTTTTCTGGCGTAACTAATGTACGATTTTTTAACCAATTCTTTAAGTTTTGTAAAATTTTCATCTGTTAGCCCTATTATTTTATTTCCAAATTTCTTAAATAAATTATCTTCTCCTTTTTGTGCGTTGGCATCAATTTTAATTGCATCTATTCCAACTATTACCACAAAACTACGAAAAAAAGCACCAGTATCAAATAAATTATAGTGGTCGCCTTGTTTTTTTTTACCATTACTAATCAGTTCAGTAGCATAAGAATAACACCCGATAATTTTTCCGAATTTATTTATTCCCTCGTCAATTAATTGGTCTTGCTGGATCCAATCGATTATCTGTTTTTTAGTAACACTATCAAACGTATCAATCCAAGCAACGGCTTCACTTAATAAATGATACCTACGTATTTGTTCGTCAATCTTTGTGTTTCCAATTGCCATAAAACAAAGGTACAAAAAAAGGGGCTCATTAACGAACCCCTAAATTTTTATTTATCTTTCGATTCCAGTTCTTTATCCTTTTTAGGGGCTTTTACACCTTTTGGATTGGCAATGTCCCAAGCCCCTTTTAACATCATTTTGTTAATACTAGGATTTTCAGCTATTACTTCTTCAAACGGCTTATCAACTAAGCTAACAGCCATCATTGATAAATTGCCATACTTTATCATGGTGCTAATTGATTGATGTTTCCATTAAACGTATAAGCTCCACCACTTCCAAGAACCAAAACAACATTTAACAAATTGCCAGAAGTAATCGCAGCGAATGTTAGTTTATATCTTCCTGGATCAACTTCAACACACGTTAAAATTGTAACAGGTAAATTAGTTGTTAAATTGTTGATATCAAAATCAGCAATTGTAAGTCCTTGAACATTTCCGTAACCTACCTTATCATTATTCTGAACACCACTAATATAATCAGTGTTGATGTTTACAAATAATTCCGTTAAAATTGACATTGCAGAAACAAGTGTACAATCAATAACCGCAGTTGAAGGATTTAAAAAATCAAACTTTGCAACTCTTGAATTTGTAATATCCCAAAGGTCATTACCATCAATCACATACATTGTTGATTCATCAAAATTACGTTCAAAATTTACTTTAAACATATTTTTTTGTCCTGCATCTGGTGTCGCAAACATAAATTTTGCGTCCAAACTTTCTTCATCAACAGGAATACCGAAGAATTGATCTACACCATCCCAAGCTCCAACAAATTGATTAGTTTTAGAAACTAAATAAACTTGCCAATCTCCACAACGTTTGTCAGTTAATTTCTTTGCAGTAATCCAAGTTGATATTTTTGCCCACAATTCAGCTGATAAAGTTCTTGTTCCATCAGTTAAGAACTGCATCTTACCATTTTTAGCCGTTTCAAATTTTGAATCTTCAATTGGTAATTCTGCATTTGTTAATTCGCCCAAAGGATAAAGACGAGTATCTTCATCTGCAATTAGTAAATTTTGAAAAGCGGTATAATCAACCGTTTTTAAATTTATTTGATTACGACCTCCAGTAGCATCGTATTTTTGTTGAAAATAAACACCCTCAATTGGTGCTAATTTCACTGCGCACTTAACCCCGAAATTAGAATTAGTACCTGTACAACAATCACTCATTTTTTCTATTTTTTATTTAATTAATAATTTTTTTTAACAACACTTTTCATCTTTATAGATGGGTAGTGTAAATTTTACCTCAACCGCACAAAGATTTGAATCAATGATTAGTTTTTCATAACCTTGTGGCGTTTCAATCCCAAAACGACTTATATTCTTACTATCCCATGAATCGAACAAACCGAAAATACTATCTTTTGCAATGACTTGAAAAAAAGCATCAACCCATAAATTAAGATATTTCAACCTATTGTCATGTATCTGTTTTGTCGTGTTTTTGCGAATGTCGATAATGTCTAAAAAGAAAATTCTCAACTCACTTTCACGCTCCAAACTTTGGTTTTTAGCAAAAAACTTTTCTTGTGTTTCGCCAACCAACCATACAAACGGGGTTTTTTGTTCCTCAATTCTAGCATATTGCACCCATTCAGCATCGACTGCTAATGGGGTCCCACGAAAGAAATAAATATCTTTAATAATTGTGAAAACTTTTGAATCCCAAACGTAATTGGGGTTTTTTACAATGGTAACAAAATTACTTCCAACACTTGTTATTAACGCTGTTCTGTTTTGGTCGTCCATTATCGTTTGTCCGACTTCCAACCATTTTAAATCACATACAAACAACTTAGATGTAGCAACTGCACCGTCCTCAATTCTAGTAACGGTAATAGTCTTATCAATACTTGATACTACATTTTCAATTATATTTTGTATATCCTCACGCATTTTACCAAGTAATATAAGCAAATCCCTTTTCTATTCCCTTAAATGTTGGATAAATATCCAAATTCAAATTAATATACTTTTGAATGTTTTGATAAGTTTCGATTGAATCATTATAACGCCCGAAAATGTTACTATTTTGATTTCCCGCCCTTTCTGAAAGTTCAGATTTTATCTTAATAGCTCCGTTAATCGTTTGTTGCACCTTTTCATCTCTACACCATTGAAAGTATATAAAACCTAAAAGCATCTTTTTAATGCCTTTAGATTCTATTAATTCACAATCTTGATAAAACAAAGCATCATAAATTTTAACATAAATAGGGTCTGGAATTGGCAAAGCCATACCTATAATAAATAAGTCGTAAAGCTCCAATCCAAGCAAATTAACTAAATACGATTTCTCGTACAAGTCAATATATTCTTGAATGTCAGAACTTTTATAACCATTCGTTACGATCGTAAATTTTCCTGTAAAATCACCTAATGTTATAAAACTCATTTTACTTTGATTTAGCTTCAGCTTTTAATTCAGATTTAAACAACTCCAACGCTTCGGCTTCCGCTTTTTCGTTAGCTTTTTTAGTCAGCATTTCTGCTTTCTCGTCTGCTTCAAATCTCGCTTTTTCGTCTGATTCAATTGTAGCTTTTTCGTCAGCTTTTGCCTTTAATTCTGCTTCTTTATCAGCTTTATCTTTGGCTTCCTTTTCAGCTTTCAATTCAGCTTCCACCTCCTCTATTGCTTTTAATTCTGCTTTTTCTTTAGCTTTTAATTCTGCTTTTTCTCTAGCTTCCTTTTGCTTTTCTGTTTCAGCTTCAACTCCTTCAACATAACCAGCACTAACAAAAATACCGTATAATTCGTCGGTAACAGTAAATTTTTCACCTTTAGGCATCGACTTACTATTACCATTTGAAATAAATTCTTTCATTTTTACGTATTTTTAAAGTGAATATTATGGTAATAAAATAGCTGCTATATCAGTAGCAAAAACACCCTTAACAAATGATGTACGTCTGTTTGTTTTCACAATACAAAGACCTCTCCACTCACCTAAGATAGTACGCAAATTCAAAGTGAAATCGTTTCCATCAAGTCCAATGTCATAACGTACATCGCCTTTATCGTAAACTGTTGCATCAAGGAAATTACCAATTAAGTATTCTCCAACCGTTACAAGTGTTGACTTAACAATTGGCGTTCCATCTAAATACAATTGACCGTTAATTGTAACCAGTCTATCTAAATAACGTCTATCAGTTGTTGAAACCTTCAGTAACATGATTTTTGTAACGTCTGTTGGGTGCATGAATATTGCTGTTGCTTCATCTTGCTCAGCAATTGCGATTTGATTCATTGCAACCGTTAAAACATCCATTTGATTAGCATTTGAAACTGCTAATGCAAAAGAACCAGCCACGAATGCAGGAGCAACCGTTCTAATTCCATTCAAGTTGATACCAACTCCAGAACCTGAATAAATACCCGCTTCGATTTTTTTCATTATCTCACGATCCAATTCATTGTTAATTTCACTTTCGATAAAATCAACATCTTCTAACATTTCAGTAGAAATTTTGATAAATGCAGTAGTTTTTTTCAAAGCATCAGCAACAACAACTAAATCAAAATCAATTTGATTCTTAACTAGTCCTTCACCAGTTTGACCCGCTGCACCATCTTTATTTGCCTGAGAAACCCAAGAAATAGTATTTGAAAGTGCTGAACCTCTTGAAACTAAATCAAGTAATCTTATTTTTCTTGAAGCAATTGTATCAAGCCCCGCAAGACGTTGTTCAACTGGTACATTTCCACCGCTAATATTAGCACTCGTCATTGTTCCAACTGCTTTATTTACTTCAAAAGATACTCTATTTTCTTCTGCTTCTGAACGTTTCCCCTCTTTTTGGATTTTTAATTTTGGCAAAGCATCAATTAACATTTCTTTCAATGTTTTTTTGTTTGCTTTCAAAGGATTTTTACCCTCTGTAAATGCTTTAATTGATAATCCAAACTCTTTTAAAGTTTCGTTCAATGTTTTTGCTTGTTCTAATTGAGCATCTCTCATTGTGTCCATTGCTTTTTGAATGTCTGACTTATCAGCTTTATCAGCAATTAACGTTTCAATTTCTTTGTTTAATTCCTCGTTAAATTCCATAAACAAAGTAGCCTTTTCTTCACCTGTTTTTTCGGTGTAAACTTCTTCTGTAATTCCTTTTTTTGTTAGGAATATTTTAAATTTTTCTTTCATTTTAGTTTTTTTTAAAATGGATTAATAAATAAATGCGTGTTTTTTTGAGTGATAGTTATCGGCTCATTTTGTGGTATTGGTGAAGTGATTACCTCGGCTTCATCAGTGTTTTTATTTTCTGTAATTTGAATTGTTGGAGTTGCTACATTTGAACCTATTACAACTGCTGACCCCTCTATTAGTTTAGCTTCTGTAACAGCCCAAAACATACCTCTTGAATCTGCTTGGTCTTTGTTTGCTACCATTGGGTAGTATTTATCCCAGTTTGCTTTTTCTTCAACGTAATATTTTTCTTCTGAATTAATGCACATTAAAATATTAACATATCTCATTCCAACCGAATGATTTTTAACATAACCTTTAAGATATTGTTCAAACATGAACTCGTTTCTGTCTGCTTTTATTTCAGCATCAAAAATTAAAACTTCTGTTTGTCCTTGGAAATCAAATCCTAATTTCTCCCAGTTCATTTTTTTTGTACTAGCTTGAACATCTCCTGAAATAATCTTATCGAATTTCATTTGATGTTCTTGCAACAAATAAAGTTCTTTTTTTTCTGAAAGTGTTTTTTTCCATAGTCCTTGAATATGTACATCTCCATGACTATCAAGTAAATTAGTAGTGTTTATAGCTACTTTTACAGTTATAGATTTTAAGTCTTTTATTTCTTCTTCTGAATCTTTTTTTATTGCTTCACCATTTTTATTTTCGATTGATTCTTGGTAAACAATAGTATCAGCTTCTTTGGTCGTAGATTTCTTTTGATTAATAAAAAAACTTTTATTATCCTTGAAAAATTTAAACTTTTCTTCTTTATTTGCGAAATTAGGAATATCCATTTTGTTTATTTTTTAACAATTTCGTTAGATAAAACAATCTTTTGTTTTATTTCTTTAAGTTTTTTTATTTCCTCAATGTCTAATATTTTCGGCATTTAGTATAATTTTTAACAAAAATACGAATTATTATTTAAAAAAGATTAAATTTGTGAAAAAAAACATTTTATGGCTTTCAAACCTTTAGCGAGTTTATTTGGTCTTTTCGGTGGAAAAGATAATTATACTAAAACAAGATTTTTAAACATTAACAAAATAATCAACGGTAAAAGTCCTCAATACGTTTCAATAGAGGGCAAAGAATCGCTTTATTTTGATACCACTCCACAGATTTACAATGTTGTAATGACCAAGGGGCAAATGTTTTCAAATGGTATTTTTAAGCACGTCGCCAAAGATGGTAAAGAAATTGAGAATAGCGAGTATGTTAAATTATTAAACAATCCAAACCCGTTACAAAGTCGTAATGAGTGGTTAATGGAAGAAATGATACATACATCTGTTTTTGGTAATTCTTTTATTTACTGCTTAAAAGGTTTTGAAAGTCAGAAAATACCAACTTGTCTTTATAATTTACCAGCTGAATTTATGAAAGTTATCCCAACTGGTAAGATTTATCAACAAACGTCAATGGATGGAATAATTGAGAAATTCTGCTTAAGATATTCAAGCGGCACAAGTCAAGATGATATATTTTACCCTAAAGATGTTATTTTTTCTCACTTACAAAATTCAGATAATAAGATAGTAGGTAAATCTCCACTCATTGCGTTAATGATGCCTATATCAAACATTAGAGGTGCTTATGGATTTAGAAATATATTAATTAATGAACACGGGGCAATTGGTATATTATCAAATCAAGCAAAAGATGAAGATGGAGGAATACCACTTGATGAAATCGAAAGAAAACGAATTTCTGAACAATATCAAAAGGATTTTGGAATGAATGAGGGGCAAAGTAAAGTACTTATCACATCGGCTTCTTTATCTTGGCAACCTATGGTATTCCCAACGAAAGACTTAATGTTATTCGAGGAAATCACAGCCGACTTTATGGCAATTATTGATGCATACGGAATGAATGAATATTTATTTAGTAAAGAAAAGGGATCTACATTTGCAAATCTAAACGAGGGAAAAAAAATGGCGTACCAAGATACGATTATTCCATACGCTAATAATTTTACTCAAAAATTAACACAAAAATTTGAACTCGACAAAAAAGGAGAAAAAATTATACTAGATTATTCTCACATCGAATGCTTACAAGATAATGAGAAGGAAAAAGCAGAAACTGATAAAATTAAAACGGACGCCGTAAATAATTTAATCGCTTCGGGGTTATTTACCACAAATGAAATAAAAGAGATTATTAAATTTTAATCCTCGGTATCTCCAATTATTGAGAACTCAGAATATAAATGAGGGTAAAACTTTCTAATCATGTTGCAAAGTCCGTGCATAGCATCAGGCGCATCATCATGCTTAACTTTTCCAACCCTCAAATAAGACATTAAATTTTTCATAAACAAATCATAATCAGAATTTACGGCATAATCTGTTCTGAAATAGCAATACTTCTTAATAAAACCGCTTAATGTTAATATCCGAGTATGTTTATTTCCTTTAGCTCTAATTGGCAATAATTGCCCTTTATATTCAACAGCTAAAGAACTTTTATACATTTTACCGCCAAAGTTTGACTCTACCCTTGTCCATTGTGGTTTATGAAAATTCAATAAATCTGCAGTCATTGTAACGTTTTTATCTGTACCTAGTTTTGTAAATAAAACATCATTAATAAATATTTTTGAACCAACATTGTACGAAATTGGAACACAATGATTATCATCTCCATCATCTGCAATGTCAATAAATGCGCTACAAAAATCTGATTTTTTGCGGTCAAATTCTAAGCCATTATAAAAATTCAAATCATTTTTAGGAAATAATAAGCCCACATTTGGCTTAGGGTCTTGCATATATTGGGTATCGAAAACAAACTCATTCGCATTTCTAATTTTTTGTAAATCTTCAATCGTATGTTTATGTTGCCAAAGTGCCGTACCATCTTCATTGATAACTGGCATTGAAATTATAGTCCATTCTCCTGGTTCTATATTTTGCAAATATCCGCACAAATCTTCTTCATGTAGCCTTTGCATTACAACAATTATAGGAGTATTTCTTGAATTGGTACGTGAACGGATTGTTGTTTCAAATTTTAGATTTATTTTATCCCTAATAACGTCTGAACTTGCATCGTCTGGCTTAATTGGATCGTCAATAATGATTGCACCGCTAAACCTTTGAAACTCCTCTAAAGGTGTTAAAAATAGGTCTATTTCCTCATTTTCTTCCTCTACTCTACCTGCTCCAAATCCAGTAACTTGTCCCGAACTAGAACGAGCCAAAACTCCCCCATTTTCAGTCGTGTACCATTTGTTTTTAGCTCTTGAATCGGTTTTTATTTTGACTTTTGGAAATAAATTCTGATATTCCTCCGAGCTTATAAGGTCTTTTATTTCCTCTGAATTGTCAAGTGCCAAGGTATCAGAATACGACAAATGAATAAATTTACATGATGGATTTAACGCAAAACCCCAGCTCATAAAGTTTTTTACAACTAATTCAGTTTTTGAGTAGCGAGGGGCAATATTAAACATTACACGTTTTAATTCTCCTTTTGCTACACGCTCTAAAACGTCTATTATTACTAAATGATGAGAATTTAAAATAAACTTATTTCCAATTTTTTTTTTAAAAAAGTACCTTGTAAAAAATTCCAGCGAGTTAAGGCATTTGACCGTTGCTATTTTGTTTTTTTCAACATTCATCTTCTAGCTCCTTTGAAATTCTTTTGATTTCTTCGGGTGTTAATTCTTTGGAGTTGTAATTTTCGTTAATGTTTTTACTTTCAACTTTATCAATTAGCCCTAAAGTACGTGCTATTATATTAGCATTGAACGCTCCAACACTTGCACCCTCCCATTGTTGATTGGCTATAATTGTTTCAATTTCTCTTATGACCCTCAAAAAGTCGTCGTTTGCGGTCTTTTTAAATTCCCTTAACCAATTCTCTGAACACCCAATATAAACAAACCAACCGAGTAAAGAATAAGGTCTTTGTGTTGGTTTTTCTTCTGTTGTTGATTCTTTAGAATTAGATGTAGTTTTTAATGAAACCCAAGGATTATTATCGCACCATTGAAAATACTCACAAGCACTTTCCATAATAAGTTCTGGACTTTCAAAAAGTTTATTACGCCCATGTTTTGAACGTCTTTTCCAAAATGGTTCGTTATCGCTCATTTCTTAAATTTATTCATTATGTAAAAAGTCAAAGAAAATGCGCTAAAAATTACGATAGTCCAAAACAATGTGATGTAAAGAAAAAATAAAAACATTGCTAAAAATACTCTTTTTGTAAGTCTTTTTTGTTCAAATTCGTTAGAAAGTACTCCGACAATTGTACTTGGTCGAATGTTTGCAAATGGTATTAAAAGTATTCTTTCAATTACGATTGCAAAGTAAATCAAAATTACTTTAA